TTAGTAAGTCCCTTAAATTCGTTTAATACTTCTCTATCTAATGATATAGGAAACATTTTTCTGATTTCTTCAGTATTCTCTAAAAACTTTCTATCTGCTGTTTTCCATAATGTAAATACTCTAGTAAGAGCATTATTACAAGTACTATGATTCTTTAATCTAAAGAAATCCTGAATCTCAAAGTAACTCATATTGAATTTGTAGTAAAATAACACTATTAAAAAATGTTTAATATCTACAGCTTCATCAGTTCTTTTGTATTTAGAATCCATTGGAAGATCTCTCCAATAATTAAATGCTCTAATCTTTTCTTTTTCTAATTCTTCCATATTAATGTTCCCATTTAGAGGTTATAACAGGTTGAGCTTTAAGCTTTACTGTTTTACAAAATACATCACCTGCTCTTTCCATAGCAGATTGAAGTTCTTTAGCCAAGGTTTCACCTAATTCCTCTGGAGCTTCACATATAATCTCATCATGAACTATATTACAAATAGAAACTTTAAATAATAAGTTATTCTTTACAATATATTCATACAGATAAATGCCTGCGAGTTTTGTAATGTCAGAAGAAGTACCCTGTATAGGGAAATTCAATGACATTCTCTCAATCTCGCCTTTTTTCATAAAATACTCACGAATTTTAGGCTTGTAATAGTGTCTAAAATCATCACTATTATATTGCTTTTCTCGTTTGTAATCGTCCCAGAATCCAGGTGTTTCATAAATTTCTTTATGCAGACTCATATAGTCATCAAAATAAGGTATAAAATATTTTCTACCAGTAAGGTTATTAAATTGAATATAACCCAATTCCAATGCTCTCTGTTTTTCAGTTTTAAAATAATTAGCTAATCCAGGAAATGCTTTAAAGTATTCTTTATAAACATTATCGCCTTCTTCCATAGAAATGTTAAGATTTTGTGCAATAGTAATACCAGTACCGCCATAATTTCATGCTGTTCCGCTATTTCTAGTCGGCATGGACTATATCATCATCCTACGGACTGTAGGATGGAGGACGCTTTTTCATTAGGGCACTACTCCTAACTAATTCCTGTTATTAAGCAGACTATACTGCTCAGGTAGTCTCTGAACCTTCTACAAGTGTACTCGTAGCTTGGCTGCTGATTGCCCTCGTCTTTACGTTAGGGTTTCCAGCAATTCATCCTCTTTTCACCTATTTGTTACCAAATAGGGCGACATATTGTAAATATTTTCGTTCTAAATATAAAGTACTATTTTGATATAAAAAATGTAATAATAACTCACAAGATTGTGCTCGTTCTATACAAATATCTTCTGCATTTCCTTTAGTTCTTGTTTTGTAATAAACGCCTAATTCTTCTAACTTTTTAGAAATTCTACGCACAAATACTTTTGAACCACAAGTTATTTTACATTCTTTTCTATCTTTTCTAATAGAACCGTCTCCATCAAAATAACCTCTTAAAAAATCAGAAGTTAATTCCATATTTGGATTTAATACTAATCCTTTGTTAGGACCAATATTTAATTCTATTAAATACTCACATAATTGTTTAGAGCTTATATATGCTTCATGGATACCATTTTGTTTTCTTAAATGATATTTACATCTATTCCCCATAAATAACATAAATTTATCTATGATTTCTTTATCCTTACTAAATAATGAAACTTTATAGACTCTATATTTTGTGGAATATTGTACATTTCCATCTGCACATATATAACCTAACCAATATTGTGATTCTTTTTCCTCTACATTAAAAGGAATATTGTAATTTTTTAAACCTTGCATATAAATAGTTTATTGCAAAGTTAATAAAAAATTCTATATTCCATAATATTTTACAATTTTTGTTTATCGCGAAGCCTGCACCTTTTGCAATCTGTCTTTTGCCTTTGTGACTATCTTTAATTTCATCCAAACTTAATCCTTCTAATTCAGGAAATATCTTAGATGCAATAAATGAATGCATGTCACTCAAACCACTACTATAGAAATATAGTAAATCTTTATCTAACGACTTATTAGCAAGAACAATTTGTTCCTGACCACTAAAGTCACTTACTACTAGCACATTACCTTGCTCTGCTTGAAAACAACTTCTTGTTCTTGCATCAGAAGGTACATTTTGCATGTTAGGTAGCTGTTGTATTCCTCTTTTAGGATTACCTTTTTGACCAGAAGACATACGACCCGTATTCATTAATTGATTATAGTTCGTGTGTATTCTACCAGTAGCTTTATTAAGATACGATTTCCAGTTTAAACCATAAGTAGATACTAATTTTTGATGCTCAGTATAATCAATGTAAACAGGTATAATAGGATTCTTTTTCTTTTGAGGTCCTAATACCTTTTTGTCTACAGAGTTTTTCATGAGCCCTGTCATCTTATCCTTTACTAATGTGTCAACACCTAAAGACTGCATAAAAGGAATTACTTGCTTAGAAGAAGCCCAATTTAATTTACAACTAATTCCCTCATCAAATAAAGACAATTGATTGTTAATAAATTCAGGATACTTATCAGGATTGTCTAAAATAAATTTATCCAAATTCTCTTTAACTACCTCTAAATCAGCTAAATCTTCAATACATTTCTTTTCCCATTCAGGATAATTTAAGTACATACCACAATATTCTACATAAGCCAGTACTAATACAAACTTATTGTCTAGGTCCATAGCTCTATATAGCTTATTCTCTTCGAGTTTAGCTTGTTGCTTTCTCATAATTTGATGCAGATAAACTACATCATCCGCAGCATATTTAATTACTCGTGTACTTAAACCTTCTTTGTGAATGTTTCCTCGTATGCTTTTATCCAATTCTTTTTTGCAATATCTATACACTACAACGTCTAAAGACCTACCAATGCTATCATAACCATTAGTTAGAATCTTTTCTGCTAAGAAAGTATCAAATACTTTAGTAGGAGTTATACGTTGATGATACAAAAATCTTAAATCGAATTTTGCATTGTGCATTATTAGCACTTTACTTTCAAGCAAATCCTTATACAAGGAAGGAGATACAGTTAAACAATCCACTACGAATTGATTGTCAGCGTCTCCTAGCTGCATAGAAAGTAAATCACAGGTGTATGGGTCCATTCCTCTAGTTTCGGTGTCAAAACCGATTATATCTAATTTTTTTAGATACTCTAAAGATTGTTCCACAGTAGCAAAGGAGTAGCCTACAGGAGAAAACATCTCCTGTTGGCCAGTCACTAAATAAATCATTTAGTCCCCTTCCTCATTATTGATGTAAGTACCAAAATCTCTGTTATTGCCACGTAATAAACTTAATTTATGACGTATAACAATAATTCCATATCTGCTCAACATTATTTATTAATTTTTTGTAAGTTAATAAATGCTTGAGCACCTTTTCTTGAAGAAAATGTTTTAATGTTTCCATTTTTATCTCTCATAAATTTCCAACGAAAGAAAAATCCTTTTTTACTTTTCACAACAAAGTCCATGTTGTCTCCTACAATTTTAAATACCATGATTGTTTTTGTTTATTGATTAATTAATTTACTAATTTAGTTTAAAAGATATATCTAATTGTACACCAATCTATAATTTGTTTATGTAATGTTGTAAATTGTTTAATGTAATTAGATTTTAGTACGTGATTATACCTAATATTTTCTCCTCCATATTGAGAAGTTTTAGATTCTTGAATTTCAGGATTCCATAATAAATGTTCTCCAGGAGTATTATTAGCTAAATTATGAATATGCTTGTTTCTATTGTGAGTCAAAAATATAACTTCAGCTTTTACTAAAGATTTATTTTCTTCATCAACATTACTATTGACAAGCATAAATAATTGTTTGTATTCCTCTAACCAATCATCTGTTACAATAACAGGTGAAAAGTTAATATGCACATCATAGCCAGCTTTAATAAAAACATTGATAGCTTTGATTCTATCAATAATTTTAGAAGTGTTAGGCTCAAGTAAATCAGCATATTTTTGAGGCATTAGAGAAAACCTAATACGAATTTTACCTTTTGGGTTATATTCCAATAGCGATTTGTTTACATACTTGGTTGCAAACGAACCCATAGCAATAGGATGGTCTCTGAAAAATTCAAAAATTGCAAACAAATTTAAATCTTTTGCATGTAAAGATACATCGGAATTACAACCTATATCATATGTTGTAAACTCACTATGTGTTTGATTAGGCTTATCTACAGGTGTAAAATAAGCATGAGAATTCACTTCAGTTAAAATATCACCTATATTAGTAGCTATAGACCATCCTTCAGTTTTATGTCTTTTACAATAACAATAAAAACAATTATAGGCACACCCCATTATAAAAGTAGGAGTTAAAAAGTCAGTACTTCTTCCAGATTCTCTAATTAACATTGATTTTCTAACTACTTTTTTAATCTCCATTTTTTTTTACTTTTAGATTAAAGGATTTTCTGTTGTTACTATTTTCCATTCGCTAATAGCATCTGTTTCAGTTGACTTTCTTGAATAATCAAAGCAATGATGAATACCCTCTTCAAGATGGGAATAATATCCAACCATCCAATTTTCATCTTCGTGATCTCTAAACCAAACAGGTGTGTCTTTTTCGATTGGTTGTTCTTTAAATGGACATTCAGTAAATGCTGAGGGGTATTTGTCGCCTTTTGAACGCTTACCATCAATTGTGTAACAAGAACCATCTGTTTCAATTGGATAACTATCTGTTTCAACGTTAACAACTTGAACCCAACCATGTTGAATAGTCCAAATTTTGTCGCCTACTTCTACTTCTCTTAAATCTGATTTCATAATTACCAAGATTCAACATTATTAATACAGTAATCATCACCAGGATGAGCATTCATCCAATCTCCTTCGCTCAAGTAAAATGTCTTAACATTTTGTGAGCAACTGTTTTTAATTACTACTGAGTAATCGTTTACGTTATCGCTTTGGATAACTCCACAATTACAATTTTCTTTCTCGCAAGATGCTAAACCTATAGCAATACTTACTAATACAATTAGTTTTTTCATTTTATTCTAAGTTTAAATTAAGGTTATTTAATAATTCATGCAGTTCATCTCGTACTACTTGAAAAGCAGCAGGGTCTTCATTATCAGGACAATATTTAATTTTATTCCTTAAATATTGATCCATTTCCCAAACAACACTTTTCCAATCACTTCCTCGTATTGCAGCATTAGCTTCTACATTTTCTTCTACAGAATCAAATTCTAATATAATTTTACCCATATTTTTAATTTAATTAATCTACTACACCATTACCATAGTAATTACTAATAGTATGGTATTTAGGAAAAAACTCTTCACGATAACGTCTATTTACTTCTTCATCTTTGAAAGCATAATGTGTACCATTACAGTATTTCCATTTATTGTTTTCATGATAAAATTTTTCAAAAGATTTATCATTGTCTTCCCACAATTCAATTCTTACTAATTCTGAATCTGCTTCTTTATACGGTGCATTCCAAAATTCTACTTCTATTTGAGCCATGTGTCTTAATTTAACAATTAATTATTACTAGGTAATTCATAGTATCTATCAGGTAATTTTTCATAATTACCATATTGTACTAACTTTATTACAGGAGTTTGTTTCTCTTGTTCAGGTCTATACAATATAACTGTCAATAAGAACAAACTCAATACTATTAAAGCTTTCTCTTGTTTCATTGTTCTTGTTGTTTAACTTTAATTAATCCGTTTTTTTGTAGAATTATTCTACTCTTATCTATAATTTCTACTTCACTAATAAGAATCTTACAAGGCTCATCTAAATAATAAATATATTCTTTGTCACTATCTAAAATTAATCCTGCTTCACAGTAATTTTTATTGATTCCTTTTGGTTGAAAGTAAACTGTATCTAAAACTTTTGTTTCCATTATTCTTGTTGTTTAGTTATACTTTTCTGTTGTTCAATTATTATAGTCTTGTGTTTAAGGTTAAAAAACAAAAGCCTATTAACTAGGCTCTTGTTTTATCATCTCATTAACAGCACTTGATTTAGGACTAATGACTAAACCGTCTTGTACCACTTTATCAAGTATTTGAGTGTGTTGTGTAATCAAGGTTCCTTGAATTCCACCTTTAGCAACATTATCAATAATTGCTTTTTCCAATTCATTTTCAGCAATAAGAATAATTCTTGTTGTTCCATTTAATAAGCATTCTACTTTCATAATATAGTTTTTAAAAGTTTAATAAATAAAAAAGGCTAAGTTATTGCTTAGCCTTTTCGTTGAATTGTTTAATGTATTTTTGACTTAAATCGTGAGTCCTATCGTATGTGTTCCTTAACCAAAAGAAACTACACCTAAACTCTTTGTTTACAAATTTTCCAGGAGTTTCCATATAAGCTTGACGAAATCCATCAGGTGCTGTATATCTAAAGCATTCTGTTTTTATAGGACAATCTTTGCCCGTACATTTTGATATATCTGCCATAATTATCCAAATAAAACATCGTGATTTAAATCACTGTAAAAATCTTCTAAATCTTTATTAAAATGATTAATAAAATCCTCCATTTGATCTTCGTAATCAGGAAGCTCTTCAAAGAATTTTTGTACAGTTTCAGCTATTGTTTTAGCTTCTGCTTTAGTAGTGTAAACTCTACTACCATCTTCGTAATTAGTTAAAATTGTAAGATGAATATCATCATCTACATTAGCTTTTAAAAAAGCTATAGTTTTCCGTACTTCATTTTTAAGAGCACATGTAATTTTTCCTGTTGTCGAATCAAAAGAGAATACTTCTGGCTCAATTACTTGATAAGTCATTTTATTGTTTAATAAAGGTTAATAATTAGTACCTATAAAGAGACTCGAACTCTTTTAAACCTTAAATAAAAAGATTATGTTCCAATTACATCATATAGGCCCACAAATATTACAAAAAAGGATTAGAAACTCCTAAAGAATTGAAATAATTTTCTCTTCTAGACAGTAATTCATAGTCTTCTTGTATTATTTGCTTGAAATTATACTCACTCAGTTCATACATTTCAATGTCTTCTACCGTACAAACAACAGGAAAGTAACGAGAAATCAACTCAGCTCGTTCTTCATTAGTAGAAGGTTTGAAGTCTAATTCAATTGTTTTAAGAAATAGACCCAGTTCATGAAGTTCAACTTTTGGTTTTACTTTTTCCATAGTTTCATGAATTAAAAAAGAGGTAGAATTACTCTACCTCTTAATTATCAATCAATCAATTTTAGCTTAATGCCTCAGCAATAGCATTCATGGATACAGTTGCAGCAACACGCTCAGTATTTGTAATCAAAGTGTGTTTAGCTTCGCCTGCTACAACAGTAGTTTTTGTGTAAATGAAGTCACCTCCAGCAGTTTTGATGAAATCACCATCTTTTCCAGCACGTTTAGCACGAGTTTCAAAGTTAGCTACATCATACTCAGTACCTTCAGTTGTCTCAGTAATTTGAATGTTCAATGGAGTGTCGATTCCAGCGATACGAGGGTCAACCATATCAATAGTTAATTCCTCACCTTCAGCTAATGAAGACAAGTCAATTCCAAAGTTTTTCTCAACATCAACAGGCTCAGCAGTTAACCACGCTTTACGAGATTTTGCTACATTGAAACGCTCATCAGAAGCATTTAAAATACCTAAGATGTTTGTAGGATTGTTACCTGTGTTAACTTCTTGAGAAAAGCATAATTGAACTTTTCCATTTTTTACTCCTTTTGCTGATTCTAATACAATTGCTTTCATAATTTTAATTTTAAAAATGTTTAATAAATATTTGCTCAGAGTTAAGACTTTAAATAAGTCTAATGCCAGTAGTTGAGCTTTACTATTGACATGTTTGTTTGCACAATGATATTTTTTTGACGATGCTAATCATTGTATGTGTATAAATAAAGAACGATTTAGAACTTACAGGACTATTTCTAATCCTGTAAGTTTACCCCCAGTAACTAAATATTAAGAAATTTTCTCAATACGACTTAGTAACTTAGCAACAACTTTTTCTGCTTCTAGAATATCAGAATCAACAGATTCTAACATTGATTTGTGACTTTTTTCAATGTTTTCAATATGTCTTTCTGCATCAGAAATTGCTGACCAGTAAAACTCTGCATAAGCATCACAATGTGCGTTAGTAGTAATTGATTCTACATCAACATTCAAGAATGCATCTTCCAATGCTTTTGTAGCATCTTCCATTTGATCCTCAAAATCAGTAATCAAATCTACTCTTGACACATTTAACATCTCAACATTACGTTGAGCTTTTTCTAAATTTCTACGTAAATCACGTAATTGACGAGTGAAAAAGTTATTTACTTTTCCTTCATCACCTAATTTAAGGATACTACAAATTTTTGTTACTAATTTGCTTACTACTGTTGTTTCTTTTTTTGTTGCCATAACTTTTTAATTAAAATTGTTTGATTTTGTATAATGGTAGACTTTCTACCTTGTTTGTGTTGTTTGCAGGAGCTTTTGCTGCTACTGTCGGTGTTACTGGGTGATAATTGTTTCTTATTAATTTTTGTCGAAGCTCATCTTCTGGCCATACTGGTGTACACGTACCCCATGCATGTAGCCCTGTAGATAAATGTGCTTTCTCTGTTTTAGCTTCAGTACTTTTTGAAGGAGCTTCTTCTACAATATTAGCCCATTTCCCTTCATAGTAAAGAAATCCATTAAGTCCAGAATAATCTATTTTATTATACTCTCCATCAAAATATCTAATAGGCCTATTATTATAATTTACTACTGTATCACCACTACCTGATACAGGAGAAACACATCTAATTTTAGTACCATTAGGATATTTAGCTTTTACTTCTTCTAATGTAGGATGAGTAGGTTTACATGTAGAAATATCGTCTTCTTTAGGAAGTATTATTGCAAATTGATTGTATCCATTATGATTTTTAAATTCCCATAAAAATCCACGACCTGCATCAATATAAGAATTTACAGTACCAGAACTTTTAATTTTAGGCTTTTTACTATTTTTTGTAGTGTAATCTCTTCTTGTATCAGTATATTTAAAATCTCCTACAGCTCCCATAGAAATTAACTTTTCCATAGCTTCTCGTTCTAATCGTAAAATATTATCACGATCTTCTGAGATTTTAGCTCCTTGTGCAATTTTTCCTAATAAATCAGGTTCATTGTATTTCCATAAATAACCAGCACCACAATCTATGTAAGAATGGCTAGTAGATAATTCAGGAATTTTATGAGCTATATGTTCATTACCGCTAGTGTCTATATATCTTGTACCATCTTTTATACCTAAATCAATGAAATATTGTAGTATTTCTTCAGGACTTTTAGTAGATATTTTAGCAGTAACTTTACCATCCTTAGCCTCACAAGCATCAAATAAAGCATTAATTACTTTGTTTAATGCTTCATAATCACCGTCTTTATATTCAGGAAATCCGCCTCCAAAATCTTTGTAACCGTAAGCTTTAGTACAAAATTCGTTTTTATCATTAATACCTAATGCTTTAAATATTCTAGAGTTACTTTCTCCTGTAGAATCTTTTAAATGATTCGAACAAACAGTATAAGGATAAGTTTCTCCTCTTACAATAAACAAGATTTTATCGTCATATTTATATGTTTTTCTTTCCATAATAATTAGTTTATAAATAAAAGGCAGTTTGATTACTCTCCCTGCCTTTTATCACCTTTAAAACAATTTCTTTTGTAACTCATATCCTAATACTATAGGTAATAAGATAGGAGCAAATATTCCGATTTTTACTGCTTGTGATATAGTAGCATCTTTGTCCTTCGACAAAACAGCCATTGCCATACCAATATAGATCAAGTATGACATAATAATGTAAAATAGTATCATAAAGCTATATATTAATCTAATTTTGATAATAAATCTAATAATGTAGAATGTTTCTTGTTCTTTTCTTCGACTGCATTTACAATCATAACATAGAATACAATCTCATTCTCATGATGAGAATCTCTGACTAATTTGTCTAATACTTCATGCTTACGTTTATCAGCTTTTATAGCATTAATAACATTCTCAGTCATTTCTTGAGCTCTTTCTTCAGTAATACCCAGTACATCATGAAGATATTCATTCTTATTTCCTTCAGTAAAGAACTCTAATTTAAATTTAGAAGGTTGACCTCCAGTATTTAAAGGCTTTTTAGTTGTTTTCTTAAACCAGTTCATATCAGTTCAGTTTATTGATTTGTTGAATTTTGTTGTCAATGATTGCACCTATTGAATCATTCTTTTCTAGTAGTTTATTAGCTTGTTTAGACAGTTCTTCTACTCTATTTACATAGAATATATCATCTTCAATAGCATACATTTTATTACAATGATTAATTGTAATATTCAGTTCATCTATTGTATCTAAAATACGATCCATTTCAGCTAATTCCTGTTTAATTTCTCGTTCCAATACCTCTTTTTTAGATGGACCACAAGAAACCAGTGAGATGCTTACTAATAGCAAGCCTGTAATAATTACTTTTTTCATAGTTTAAATTTATTTTGTTTTAAATGTTAGTAAGGCAGACAGGATTCGAACCTGCATGTACCTCCTGCAGATGGATTTAGTCTTTGCACTGACATTACCAAAAGGAGGAGCATATCCAATTCTGCCACCTGACTTCCTTATTTTTAATCTTCTTCCTCAGTTTTAGAATTAAACTTAGCTTCAACTACACGCTCAATTATACCTATGTTATAAATAACATCTAATACACTAATTGAGCCTATGTTAGCTTCAACATTAACAAGGTTGTTGATTGTATCATCAACTATTTGTTTAACTAATTCTACTAAAGCTTCATTTTCTTTGTGTGCTTTATCAGCATGTTCAAACCATTCCTCTTTTTCTTCTAATGCTTGTTGAATAGCTATTGACAGCTCATCATTAGCTTTTACTAGATGCTCTATTGTTTGTTTATAACGACCAATTTCAGCAGTTAATTCTTTTTTAGTTTTTGATGACATTTGTTTAGGTTTTAATAATGTTTTGCTTGACGTTTGTTGTAACGATGCATTTTCTTCATCGTCTTAGCATTCTTTTTAGTTGCATAGCTAAAGTTACAGCCATGTTTAGGAGTGCTACAAGATGTAGTAGTAGCCAGTACAGCTACTACTAATATTGAGATAATTGTTTTCATGATAATTTTTTTATGTGTTCTTTAATCCATTTGATTCTTGGTTTAATGTTGCGTGCTTCCCAATAATATGCCGAACCACACGTTGATGTGTAAAAGTTATACCAAGATGAAAATACAGTTGGTCTATTATTTTTAATGTAAACTTGTAATGTGCGCCATTCATTAAAGTTTATTACCTTATAACGTTTAAGGTTTGACGCCCAAGAACACAAACCAAATGTAAATTTATCTTGATGCTCTAACATCACTTCTAATAGTTCTTTTGTAGTTCTCATATCTCAGTTGCTTCTTTGATTAGTTGTTCTAACTCATCGTGAATTTTTTCAGGTGTTACCGCAGTTAGTTCACCTCTTAATTTAATCAACATCTCCAACATTTCAGGTGCTTTAGAAATAAGTAATGCGTTGGCTTTTATTTCATCTGACAAATCTTCACAATGCCAAACTGTACACATAGCTTCTGCTCTTTCTGTTGAAATATCAATCTCAAATGCAGGATATTTACCTTTTTTTGGTTCATTCAAATTTTCAATGTACCACTTTCCTGTTGTTCCTTTAAATTCCATAATTGCTGAGTATTAACGTGTTAATCCACTAAAAATAAATGCAGATAGTGCTACTATTGCAAGCACTATCATTTCGATTCTTTCTTTTTTCATCGTTGTAAAGATTGTTTTTCCATAATGTACATAGCTATTAAAGCTATTGTTATAGAGATAAAAAATACTACTAAATCTGCAGGTAATGTTCTTATTAACATTAGTACAAAGGATAATAGAGCAAATAATAAAGCCATCATAGCTACTATGATAGAGAGATTTTTTCTTTTCATACGTTGTAGTTTAATAGTTTAATGCGTTGCTGTGCTTCTAAGCGTAGCTCAGAACCAGTTTTATAATAAAACTTACGAGTTAATCGTTTTACAATGTTTTTTTCAATTGTTACATTTTCATAGCCAGGTAAGCAACATACTAATGGCTCTAACTCTAATACTGTAGATTTTCTTGACATAGTTTTAATTGTTTAATAAAGGTTAATAATGAATCCCTCTGCACTCAGTTGTAGGAGAGCGTCTTCTCTCCGTGTGTATGGCATACGTTCCACATAATCACATACGTCTTGGACTACTCAAGACTTACAACTGCTATCCCTTGGGAAGATAGAATGGTGCATTAGTCAGTTGTAATAGTAGTTGTTCCTTGCTTCTAGAGCCTACATTTTGTGTAAATACATAGTTTTTACCTTGTATTAGGTATTATCTTCTTTCAGATAAGTTTATACACTCACACCTTTCCTTTGGAACTTTGTGATATTACAACTGATTATTTTATTAAGCTATAAGTTTAATAGAGAGTTTGAGTATTGAGAGAGTGATAGAAGGAGATAAAGGTGCGAGAGTTAGTTAGCAATCACTCTGTATCCCTTGCTATCACTGCGTTTCAGAAGATTCTTACTCAATATTCTCAGAGTATAAAGAGATAATGAGAGAGAGTATTCTGAGTATAAAGAGTTAATGACAAAGGTGCGTAAGCACCTTGCATTAGCAAGGCACTACACGCATGAACTCTGAGTTCTCTTTCTCAATCATCTTGAACTCTCCTGTCAAGTCTTCATCAGTACTGAACTCTGCATTGACATCTTCTAGTGTCATGTCTTTAGACATGATGGCACTACCCCACTGAACATAACTAATGCCTCGCTTAGTAGAATCTTGAACAAATAATGCAGATACTCTTGTCTCTGTGTCTGCTGTGCGTACTCCGTCTTTCCAAATTGGTAATTGTACTTCGACTGCTTTGTAAAATCTTAACATAACTTTTGTTTTTAAAGGTTTTTGTGACGGGGATATGTTCCCCATCCATAATTTAGAAGGGGTTGTTGACTGTGTTACTAACCACAACTGATACCGCATATATATTTTGAAATATAAAAAAAAGTATGGGGGGCATGTTTAAGGAAGTTAAATATGATGGGGGTATATTTGGTAACAATGTACCTACAATAGGGTGTAGGTAATAGTCACCTACTGTCGTAGGTTTACCTATACACTAGTCAAAAAATACAAATAGTTAATAATGAGCAAGTTATGTGATTTTACTATAGGTTTGCGGTGGTCACTAATATACCTCCAGGTATAGTACCAACATACCTCTAGGGGTATATTATTAATATACCTCCAGGTATAGTAAGCTCCATAATGATTTTTTATTTAAAAGTCAAGCTTTTGTTAAATTTCTTTTCACTATTACTATTTACACACTTTTATGCGTAACTTAGTGGCAACCAAATAAAAACAATCCACTATGATGATAAGAAAAAGAATGTTTTATGATATTGAGGTATCATATTTTATAGTTAGTGCATGGAGATTAGGGTATAATCTGTCGATACAGCCGCACCAGATTATTAAGTACCCTGAAGTAATATGCGTTTCGTGGAAGTGGGAAGGAGAAGATAAAGTTCATAATTTAAGATGGGACGAGAATCAAAGTGATAAGACCTTGGTGGAACAGTTTGTAAAGGAGTTGAATAAAGCCAATCAAATAGTAGCTCATAATGGAGATAGATTTGACTTAAAATGGTTACGTTCTAGAGCCATACTCCATGGCATTCATATGAATCCTAGGTATGAGACTATTGATACCCTTAAAATAGCTAAGTCACAGTTTAACTTTGCTTCTAATAAGTTGGACGAGTTAGGAAAGTTTTTAGAAGTGGGCCAGAAGATTCACACAGATTATTCTTTGTGGGATAGAATTTGTCAAGAGAAGTCTGAAGAGGCTTTAGATGAGATGGTAAAGTACTGTGATGAAGATGTAAGGTTGTTAGAGAGAGTTTATGAAAAACTTCGACCATATGCTAAGACTCAGTTTAATTATGGTAAGTTATATGGAGATGATAACTGGTCTTGTCCAGAATGTGGTTCTCAACATGTAAGAGTTAACAAGACTTATACTACTCCTATGGGAGTTCGAAGATATTACTTACGATGTAAAGACCTCAAGTGCAATACTAATTTCCCAGTTAGTAATTTGACCTACATGAGAATGGTCGAGTGGCAGATGAAAACCAACAACCTTTAATACTAAATTAATATTTTTACTATAAAATTTGGATAGTAACATATTAATAATGATATTTGTACTATCAAATTTGTATATTTGCAATGTTTAGTAGAAATAAAAAAGGTAGAAAAATGGTAATGGTTTACTTAGATACAAAGGACAGTATCCTTTTAAAGTCTAATGACAGAACATTTCAGGTACTGTACTATGTGTTAAAGCAAACTAGTTTTGAAACTAATATATGGTATGCTGATAAGGTTAATAAGGAGTATATTAAGAATAAACTAGGAATTTCAACACCTGCTTTAGATAAGCATATTGCCTCTTTAAAAGAAAGAGACTTTATTAGACCTGCAGAGGTTCGAGGAAGGTATAGAATTAATCTAGAATTATTATCTACTAACTAGGCTACTGGGGGAAAGATGTTTATTGGAGAATTTACATCAGAGGATGTTGGAAGAATAATTCTGACAGAAGAGGACTTGAGAATGAAGTATCTAGAGTATTGTGTTTTACAAGATAAAATATTTAAATCTCAGATGTTTATGACAGCGTCAGGTCCTCTTAAATTTATTTTAAAAATTTATATCGAAAATGGGAACAACGGAGAAATTGAAAATTGCTAAAGAATTACTTGCAGCAAGTTTTTTACAAGCAACAGAAAAATCAGCAGCACATGGTTTACAGTTTAGTTACAAGTCTCAGCCTTGTGATGACATTTCTTTTGGCAAAGAGATTGTAGCTATTAAAGGATGGACTTTTGATGTTATTGTAAAGGAAGCAGGATACGGAGAGAGAACTATTCAACAGTTTGCTTACGGACGACCTGATTCTGTAGATGCTAAAAACTTTGAGTTATTAGTAATACAAGAGGTATTTAGCCACTTGATTCAAGGAGTTTTAATTTCATGGTACGAAGTAGCTAAATTCTTAGCTTCAGATATTCAAATGCAACATACAATAAGAGATGCAAAAAAAGGTGATTTCACTGCCAACGAGTGATAGTAAGATTTATCGTCAAATTCTTGCGTTCATGAATTTCATGTTGAATTTAACACCGCAAGAAAGAGATGTATTAGCAGAGCTTATCAAGTTGGATAATGAATATGAGGCTCTGCCACCAGATAAGAGAGGAAAGTTTATCTTGTCTACTGATATTAGAAAAGAGATTAGAACCACGCTGGAAATGGAGGAAAAACAGTTTAATGTTATTCTCCATAAATTAAAGAAGCGTGTATTATTTGGAAAGTTTTTAATTGATGATAATGGAATCATTCATCCTGAATTAAAATTTAAACCAGATAGTGATGGTTTCAGAATGGAAGTTAACTTTGTAATGACAGCTATAAAACCTAAACCTTTTGTAGAAGAGTTACAGGAAGCTGTTGCAGAGAAGTTTAATGAAGAGGCTGAAGCTGTGTTTACGGCAGGTTCTCCAGCATTAACTCCTCCTGCAGAATACAAGTATGATGCTTCACAAGCAGAAGTTATTGAAGAAGATGAATGGGGTATTGAAATAAGTAATCCAAATGAGTAAACAATCTGACATATTACGATCACTAGCAACGCACCATGGTATTACTTATGGGCAGGCTGAAGAGATATGGACTTTGTTTAATCAAAAGATTAGAGAGGTTATTAGTAACCCTGATAAAAAGACTGACGGGTTATACGATGTGGATAAGTTTAAGACTATCCACATTGATAACTTTGGTAAATTTACCCCTATAACAGCTAAGATTAGGTATGCTAACTACTGTTTAGAAAAAAATAAAAAGGATGAAAGCAATTCATGATAACAATTTTTGGGATATAAATTCTGAGTTACTTGTAATAGGAGTTTTTAGCAAGTACCACAAAGAAGATAAGAGTAAGAACAAAGAAGAAAGTTCTCGTATAATGTGGGCAGTACACTTTGCATTACATCCTGAGAGTAAGTTCTATAATCTTCCTAATAAATATGAGTTGCTGTCAAAAGATTTTCTTAAAAAGCCAGATTTTAATTGGGGTAAGATTAATGATATTATGCTTACTTTTAAAGAATCTGTATTATCAGATGCTGAAAGAGCATTAACAAACTGGGGAGAGATTATGAGCATGCGAGATACGTCTATCAAAGACCTTTACAAAAAAGCAATTGAACATGCTGATACAGATGAGCTAGTTAAGATTGATAAGATGTTAGCTAACACTCCTAAATTGTTCGAAGATTACAAGAAGATTAAAAAGGATTATGAAGAAGAGAAGATTCATAAGAAAGGTAAAAAGATTAATTCACTCTCTGATGATAATGAGTTATGAGACTACGTGATATTTGGGATAATAAAGAAAAGATTGCAGAGGGTATTAAGAATACGCTGCTTAAAGATAAATTTGTTGAAGAAGTTCACGAAGAAAGAATGGCTATTTGTAATAGTTGTACAGATAAGTCTACTAAATGCATTCCTGGAGTATCAGAATGCTGTGGATTATGTGGTTGCTCATTAGCTTTTAAGACTAGGTCTTTATCTTCTAGATGTCCAGCAAATAAATGGTTAGAAATTATTGAAGAATGATAATAGAGAATTCGAATTTCCGTTTAAAAGAGATACCTAATTACCATCCTGAGTTAGAGTATTACGACAGACTTGCTTTTTGGAAGCAAGAGAAACGTAAGTGTATTGAAGGATATTGGGTTTCAGGAAAATGGATGCCTGGTCCTCTTTATTATTACATAAACTTCCACAACATTCAGTTTGAGGATGACACTTCTGTAGCTCAAGCATTTGGTTTACCCTTTCTTCGAGACATTGACTGGGAGTTATTCTTAATTTATGAGGAATGCCGTGGCTTCTCTGGCTTTACTAATGACAAAGAGTACACATGTGATAGAAAGTATGGTCCAGAGAAAGATTTGGCTATTAAATTAAAGCGTATTACTGAAGCAGAGGCTCTTTCTATGAAGTATATTCCTGCACGAGAGTATCTACGTAAAAACCATGGTAAAGATTTAGGAAAACCGCTATACAAAAATGCAGCAAAGCATTTTATGAGTATTCAAGCCCGTGGTTCTGGTAAGTCTTACTCTACGTCAGGAATCATTGCCCACAACTTTTTATTTGATGGAGCAACAGACTACGATGATTACTTAGAAAGACGTAAAGTAAAACAATATACCTCATCAGAGTCTATCATTGGGGCGATTGATACTAAATATACCGAGCCATTAGTAGCTAAGGTAAAGACAGCTTTTGAATTATTACCTGGAGCATTTACTATGGGAGATGAAGAATACCCTGCACCACTTTCTGTAGGATATTTTGGTTCTTTGCAATCTAATAAATACATTACTTCTAATCTGTCAAAGTCAAAACTGTACCATAGAACATTTAAGGATAATCCACTAGCAGCCAATGGTACTCGTGCCAACTTAGTAGCCTTAGATGAGGTAGGTTTCATGTACAATATCAAAGAATCTTGGGGAGCCATCGAAGCTATCCAGGCATCAAAGGCAAAGAAGAACTTGATTATATGGGCACTAGGAACAGGAGGTTTGGTTTCTGGTAAAGCTGCCTTGTACGCAGAGTCTATCTTCCGTAATCCACAAGATTACAACTGTGTAGAGTTTGAAGATGTATTTGAGCATAGAGGAAAGATAGGTTACTTTGTACCTTACTCCCTGACACTCAATGAGTTTAAGAAAAATGCAAACATGGATACTGACTTAGAGTTAGCTAACATGTTTATTGAAAGTAAAAGAAAAGCTGCTAAGAGTTCTCCTGACCCTACTGTATATCAAACAGAAATTATCAATGGTCCTATGGTTCCCTCAGAAGCTTTCTTAGTTTTAGAAGGAGCATTTTTCCCTACCTTACAATTAAAGGAACAGCTTGCAGAAGTTGAAGGAGGCAAGTACCGTAAGTATATGGAAGCTTCGTTTAAAGGCCATTTGTCTTTTGGAGAAAAAGGAGAATTAGATTTTATCACGCAGCAAGATGCTCGTCCTATTAGAAAGTTTCCTTTAAGTAAAAATGACGACAAGTTAGGATGCATAGAGATTTGGATTAAACCTCAGAAAAATCCTGAAGGAGTTATTCCTAGAGGAGTTTATATTGCAGGAATTGACGTTGTTGATAAGGCTAAGTCTACGACTGATTCACTTCCGTCAATAGTAGTGATGAACAGATTTACTAGACAGATAGTAGCAGAGTACACTGGTCGTACAGATAATCCACAAGATTTCTATGAGATTTGTCGTAAACTTTTACTGTACTACAATGCTCTAGGAATGTATGAGAAAAACCTTACAGGACTTTACACGTATTTTGACCAGAAAAAATGCACGTATCTTTTAGCAGAAACTCCTTATCAGTTACGCTCTGCAGATACTTACAAAGCAGGAACAAATACTTCAAAAGGTATTAATGCCTCTGGAACTATAAATGCTGAGGCTAGAAACTTTATCAAGTCTTGGTTACAAGAAACTCTGTCTAAAAATTCAGAAACTAGAGTGTACGAAACACTTTACTCACCTGCATTACTAATGGAACTTATCATGTGGAATCCTGACGGTAACTTTGACCGTGTGTCTTCGTTAGGTATGTTAATGTGGTTAGATGCTACAATGTATAAAGAGCAGTCAGAAAGAAAAGAAGAAGTGAAGACATTTTTAGAAGACCCTTACTTTCAGAGAATGGGGGTTTTACGTAAAGCTCCTATAATGTCAGAGTTTAAATAATTATTATTAGATTTGTATTTTAAATAAAATTTGCTATGAACTCTCCTATAAAGATGCAAGGTTATGTGAGTTTCCCAAGACAGAAACTTTCAGATAATGAAAAAGATGATAGATGGTTTAAGAAGAATATAGACTTCGCTGAACATTTATTAACTTCAGATGTTAACTTACGTTCTAACTTTAAGAACAAAAAAGCTAATTATAATTTACGTGCTAATATTATTAACGTAAAAGATTTTGAAAAATTCATTAACCCTGATAACCTAGATTTAGAATCACTTCCTGCAAGTTTTCAGCACGTAGGTATTGAGAATTCTAAAATCAATCTTTTACTTGGAGAGTATTCAAAAAGACGAAAAGAATTTAAAGCATATATCTCTTCAAATGATTCTGAAGGAATTTCAAGAAAAGAGGAAGCATTAATGGAACAAATTAAATCTGAGCTTACAGATATAATTAAAAAAGATTCTATTACTGACGAAGAGGTTCAGAAAAGATTACAACAATTACAACATTATCAAACATACGATTTTCAAGATTTAGCAGAAATTACTGCTAATAAAATCTTAAAGAAAGAATACAAAGAGGGAGACTTTGACTTTTTATTTTTAAGAACATTTGAAGACTTGTTAGTTGGAGGTGAGCAAATCATGTACTGTGGGGTATTAGGAGGGAACCCAGTATTAAGACGAGTAAACCCAATGAACCTTTATACACTTGGAGGAAACTCTATGTATATTGAGGATGCAGATATTATTGTAGAATATGGCTATAAATCTATTGGCCAAGTAATAGATGATTACTGGGACCAATTACGTCCTGAAGATGTAGATTTCCTTGAGAGAGGAAAAACAGATGCATCAGCAGGTGGTGGAGGTATCGGATTAAACAGAGATATTTCTATTTATGATTATTACGGTGAGCAAGGAGCTCTTTCGATTTTCCACCCTAATGAAATGGGAACTAGAACATTTGCAGGTGCTTTTGATACTTACGGAAATGTACGTGTACTAAAAGTATGTTGGAGATCTAGAAGAAAGATTGGAAAACTTAAATACTACGATGAAGATGGTCAAGAACAATATGACTATGTTCCTGAGGACTACAAAGTAAATAAAGTACTTGGAGAAGAAGTAGAGTGGATATGGGTAAATGAGTGGATGGAAGGTACTAAAATTGCTGACCATATTTATACATTAATGCGTCCTGTACCATATGCTTCTAAATCTATTGTAAACAAATCTAAAGGAGTTCCTCCGTACATTGGTTCTGTGAACTCTACTAATGACTATAAGGTACAATCCCTTATGGACGTTATGAAACCACTTACATATTCTTATGACATTGCTTACTACAAACGTGAGTTAGAAATCGCTACATATAAAGGAGCGTTTACTGCTATCAACTCTTCTATGG